AGAAGAACTTGGGGAGGATTCCATTCAAGGATTTGGTCGCTTTAAGGTCATCAACCGTATTGGGATTCCGAAGTCCGAATTCACGTATGATGTGGCAGTGCAACGACTAATTGAATTGGACCGTATTTATGATCCATTCGCCATCTATTGTGACCGAGGAGCAGGTGAGTATCAGATCGAGATACTCCGTAAGTCAATCGGGGAGAAGGTAAAGGGTGTTCACTTAGGTTCTTCCTATGATGTACGAGACCCAGTGACACGTGTATTTGACCGTAAGCCACTCAAGCCATTTCTAGTAAACCAGTTAACTCTGATTCTCGAACGAGGTCAGCTGCGGATTCCAAACCGAGAAATTGATGAAACCTTCTACCGTCAGATGACGAACTACACAGTTGAACGTGTGACAGCGAATGGTGTGCCGACGTTTACAAGTAAGGACGAGCACGCACTGGATGGACTCATGTTTGCAACGTTTGCCTTCATTGAAGAGTATCCAGACTTAGTAAATACCATCACCCAGAAACCAGCAGCAAAAGAGTTTGGATTCATCCGTACGGTGCATAGGGATCCAGTTAAGAATATTTACCAACAAAAGAATTCAAAAGATGAACTACGCCAACTACCGAAGAAAAGGGCACAAGCTCGCATGGGTCGCTCCGAAAGTCTCTCATGGGGACAACGAGGTTCGAGCCGTGGATTCTCTAGTCGTGGTTCATGGTAGCATAAAGCATGGGGTGGGTGACCGCCCCTTTTACTAAACGAGGTGAAGCAATGAACGAAGATCAATTATTTGGCCATGATGGCATTGATACAGATGAAGAAAGACGCCGGATTAACTATCGTCCTTCCTCTGCATACCGTTCAGTAAATGATGTAATAGGGGACTCATCCCAGGAAATAACGCCGACAGATGATGGTGATCCACTGGACGACACGCTTCCCACATCGGAAGACGACGTGGAGTGGGTGGAGAAACTAATGGAGATGGAAGACACGATTAATATCGTGAAGGATGCACTGGAATCCCTTAAGGGAGAAGTGTTGGATACGGTGAAAGCCGATCCGTCGCTGTTCACGGCTTCCCATACGGGTAGTGTGCCCAACCTGACGGCGCTCGACTTTGAAGTGCCGACAGCCGACCTTCCTCAGCTTACTGAACTTGGTCTTAATAAACCATACGTCACCCTTGATGAGTACGTGGATGCTATCGGGTCGACTGAACGGTCGCCACTGGAAGACGCCATCGTCGACACAGTGGAGCAGTATGCATCCGATGTATATGGAAGCCTCCCACTGGAACTCTATCCGGATGTTGCGGAGTTAGCAGACTGGGCGGGGGAGTTATCGCACCTCTACCAGTATTTAATCAAGAATACCTATCCGTCAAAAGAAGCTATCCTTGCAAAAGAGAAAGCATTCGCTGGGCTTGTAGAACACTATGAGGATACTGAAAGTTTGTACTATAATTTACTGCGAGAATCCTTCGAGCAAGGTGATTACTTTGATGTAGCTGAATCCTACGAAACCGTCAAACGTGAATATGAATATGAATTACGTGGACGAAAACAAATTCAAGAAAGTGTACAACTGCTTGATACCTCACTATCTGCCCTCACTGCAAATGGCGAGTTAATCCTTGAAGGGTTAGCTAGCGGTAGCCAGATCGATAATGAACAGGTTAAGGTACTTTTGAATAAACAAGAAAGCCATCCAAAGATTCGGACAGACCGAAACAATGGGATGGCCATTGCATTGAAATTATCCCTTAATTACTACAAGCAAGATATCGATAAGAAAACCAACATACTCCGAAATACTGCTTCCCTTCCTGTTGCGAAACGACTGCATGACCAGTTGATTGAACGTAAAGAAGTTCGAAATGTGGTCATGACAGCTCTGCAAGATCAATTGCACTACTTAAAAGATCCAAGTCAAAAACGTAGTATTGAATTGTTCTTCGATGAAGTAGGGCGCGGGGCACAGTATATGACAAATGAGTATGAAACGATGCTTCAAGATACGTACCGATTCCATTCACTTGCGAACGATGTACGAAAAGAAAAGCTTGAATCGATTCTACAAAAGGAACATGCAAGAGTTGGCTATCAGATCGTTGCGACAATGTGAGGTGAAAGAATGTGAGCATGATCAGGCAGTTTCAAAAACGTATGACCTTTCAGCGAAAGGTTGTCGAAGCACCATCCATTAAACGTGATCCGAAGAAGACAGCAGTAAAGCGTCTAGGAAGTGCTGTAACAACAGGTGGTGCACGAAGTGGTAGTTTTGAAGACAATCCAGTTGATTTAAATGAGATTAGTCGTGCTTACTTTACAGATTCCTATATTAAGAGAGCGACTGATAAGCATTCAGCGCTCATGTTTAAAAATGGGTGGGAACTGACTGGTAAAAATGACAAAGCAGTTGAGTATTTATGGACTCGACTGAAGTTAATGGCAGAAGGAACAGGGCAGAGTATTGATGCACTTCTTCAAGAAATTGGTGACAATTTTGTTGTATTTGGAAATGTATACATGGTTAAATCCCGTGCGAAAACGCCAATGCCTGCTGGTGTCAGTGCAGTAGGGTATACAGGAAAACAGCCGATTGCTGGATACTTCGTTCTTCCATCTCAGCAAATAAAAGTAGCCCGTGATGATGTTGGAAAAATACTAAACTATCAGCAAACATCAGGGAATACAACAACGGAGTTTAATGCAACAGAGATTGAGCACTTAGTATATCGTAGACCAACTGGTCGAGCATACGGTGTACCTTACTTCTATAATGTACTCGACGACGTTAAGTTACTTCGTCAAATAGAAGAGAATGTTGCTAGATTAATATACCGCAACCTATTTCCTTTATATGCCTACAAAGTAGGTCTTCCTCAAACTGGATACGAAGCAGATGACGATGAAATCTTAGATTTACAAGCACAAATCCAAGAGATGCCACTTGATGGTGCGATCGTTATGCCAGAACGTCATGACATTAAAGTAATTGGCGCTCAGGGGCAAGCAATTGATGCATCTGCTTATCTAAAATACTTCAGACAGCGTGTATTTGCTGGACTTGGTGTAAGTGACACGATCATGGGTATTAGTGATACGGCGAATAAATCGACAAGTGACAATCAATCAGCTGCACTAAATGACAGTGTAAAAGAATTCCAAAAAATCATCTCAGATTTTTTAAAGTTCCGTGTAATCAATGAACTACTATTCGAAGGTGGATTTGACCCGATTTTAAATCCAGACGATGAAGTAGATTTTGTCTTCCATGAAATCGAATTCGATGCAAAGATCAAGCGAGAAAACCATGTTGTTCAATTGTATATGCAAAATAGCATTACATTTGAAGAAATGCGTCAATTACTTGGTCGTGAAGTACAGGTGGATGAATCAAGATTATTTGCAAATATGTTTGCTCCTCAAACAGCAGCAGCCGGAACAGCTGGAGCTGCAGCACAAGGCAATAATCAAAATCAACCAGCGAATCAGCACGGAAAACAAAAAAGTCCGGGCAAACCAAAAGTAACTAAAGCCTCCGTATCTGAACACCTCCTAACTGAAAAACAAAGTCCCATGACTCATTTCGAGAAAGGGACATTTAATGACTTCCTTCGTATTCCTCAATTCGCCGAACATGCAAAAGACATCTGGAATCAAATGAGACTTGATGTACAACAGCGTGTGAAGAATGGCGACTCCATTGAACGAATCAATCTATTATCCTTACAGCCTACAAAAGAATTACTCTATCGAACGCAAAATGAGTTTGTTGAAAAAGCACTCAACCTTGCAGCTGATAGCTATTTAGAAGATGGGGTAATCATTCCACAAGGCAAACTTCAACCATTTGTAAAGAAAGCTTCTAAAACGCTCGAAGGAATCTTCAAGGATGTTGAGAGTAATCTGCGAGCAATCTACGAGCACGAACAACCCCATTTAAAAGCAGATATGGTTCTTTATGCGGCACAACACCGCTTACCAACCATTGCAAAAACTGTTCTTTATTCTGCATACAATACGGGCGTTGCGTTATCGGCAAATGAAAAAGAAGTAGAGAGCGTCCAAATCATCTCAAAAGAAACCTCATGTAACTCTTGCAAGAGTGAATCAATTAACCTCTCACCAAACCAGTGGATTGAACAAATTCCACCACACCATCCAAATTGTGAATGCATTCTCACATTTGAACAAAAGGAGGCTATTTAATGGCAAATCTAATTAAATGGAAAGGGTTAGATGTAGATCCTTCAATTATTAGTGAATCAGCTTCGATTGTCGTTCCTTCGGTCCAAATCGATACAACATTTAATGAATCGAAAAATGAAGGCGAAATCACAGCGATTTATCCAAAGATTGAAGCGATCCATGCAGGAACAACAAAAAACTTTAACCGCTATCCGCAAGAACGACTTCGTGGTGACTATTTAAAGAAAAGTGGTGTTCATTCATGGACATCTGGTTATGCGAAGCCGATTATTTTCAACCATGACACAAACACAGAATGTGTAGGTCGTGTACACAGTGCGTCGTTCTCTGAAACAACATTAGCTGGTCGACCAGGGATTATCTTAGTTCCGAAGATCACAGATAAAACGACGATTGAAAAAATTAACGATGGTCGCTTACTGACAGTTAGTATCGGTGCTTCAACAGATGCAGCAGTTTGTTCAATCTGTGGAACAGACATCATTAATGAAGGATTTTGTGGACATTGGAGAGGTGACTCTTACGAAGGTCAAACATGTGAGTGGATTTGCGGAGAGCTATTCTTTAATGAATGTTCATTCGTGAATGTACCAGCTGATTCGGATGCAATGATCGTTCAAACGGACACAAGTGCAGCAACTGGAACAAGAGAAAGTATCCAAATTAACACAGGTTTGACGGAGAATAATCAAATGGTTACAACAGAAGAAGATAATCATTCTGAACCAAAGGAGGAGCCGATTGTGACAAAACAAATCAAGAATCCGGCGACAAACCCAACGGAAAACAATAAACCAGCAAATACAGATACTCCTAAAACTGTTGAAGAATTAGAGGCTGAAGTTGCTGAATTACAAGCTCAGTTAGAAACTGCGCAAGCAGATCTAACAACTGCACAAGCAGAATTAACAACTGCACAAGAGAAAGTAACTGATTTAACTGCAAAAGTAGAAGAATCAGAGGGCTTAACTCAGCAAGTACAAGAATTAACAGTGAAAAATGAAGAATTAACAAATGCGAATGAGTCATTAGTGAAAGATCTTCATAATGCAACAGTTGAATTCTTAGTGGATGTAAAAGTGGCATTTAATCAAGAATCAGATAGAGAACAAGCAAAAGAAAAATTTGCTTCTCGTACATTAGAAAGTTTACGTGATGCAATCAATGATGCATTGCAAACGAAACCTGCTGTACGTGAATCTGTTCGTGTTGAGCCACCAGCTGGTACTACAGTTAATACGGAATCTACTCCTGCTAATAAATCGTTAGAAGAGCAGTACGAAGAAGTATTAGTCAAACTATTTAGCGGGAACAAACGCTAACACTTTCAAAGGAGGATTTTCATAATGGCAATGTATCCAAATATTTCTGCAACACAAAGTTTCAAGGGTAAAACGCATACTGGCCTCGTGGTTTC